ATAGTATTTCAATATTATATTAAATCAAATAATAAACCATTGCCAGGTAAGGGGAAAGGAGAAATGATACCATTTGGCAAAGAAAAAGAATTTGCCAAATTAGTGGAAATTGCAGATTGGAGAAAAAAGCTAGATAATGATTATCCAAGTGAATTTGAATTAGATGGTAATAAATGGTATTCGGTAGAACATTATATTAATGCTGCCAAATTCAAAGATACTAATCCAGAATTCTATTTATTATTTTCTTTGGATAGTAAATCTAAAATATCAAAGGATATATTGTTAGCAAAAGCAGCAGGATCAAAAACAGGTAAACATAAAGGAGAAGCTTTGAGGTCAAAAGATATAAAAATTGACCCTAGTTTTTTTGGAGGAAAAGATGAACAAGCTTTAGAAAAGGCATTAGAAGCCAAGTTTTCTCAAAATGAGGAAATGAAATCTATTTTATTAAATACACATAAAGCAAAATTAATGCATTTCCAGGGAACTGCTCCACCCAAATCTAGTGATACAATGATGTTGGTAAGAAGTAAATTAATAAATGAATATAAAAAATAATTAAAAATAACTCTTATTATAATATAAATGGAGTTATTTTCCACAGAGCTTAATGATAATTATTTTCATATGAAAGATATAGATATTATATTAGATCAATTTTATGAATTGTTAGAAGAATCAGAGAATTTTGTAAAAAAGCGAAAAAGGTCGAATTGTTTTAAATATAACATAACAAAAATAACAAAAATTTCAGATATTCCCAAATCAACTATGAATGATAGTTACTATTTTCCCAAAGAAATCCAAACATACATTAATGATAATTCATTATATAATGTAAGCTTTACTTGTCAAATTAAAGGAAGAAAAATTAACATTAATTTTATAGTATTTCATGAACTTAAACATGAAGATTTAATGCACATTAGAAATAAAATTAATATGATTTATATGTGGATGTATATTATTGATCATTTCTCTCTTCAGTCTTGTTCCAAACAGTTAGAATTGTATGTTTATCTAACTCCATTTGAAAAAAAATTACCAAATAACCAATTAATTACTTTATCCACTGAACATGTTAATACTGGTTATACTACTGGGTGTAAAGAAAATACAGAAATAGTATTATATAGAAAGGAAGAATGGTTTAAAGTATTTATACATGAAACATTTCATAATTTTGGGTTAGATTTTTCAGATATGAATTTATCATTAACGAATAGAAAGTTGAAAGAGCATTTTAATGTAAATGTAGAGTATAATTTATATGAAAGTTATTGTGAAACATGGGCAAGAATAATAAATACCATGTTTTATAGTTATTTTTCTGTGGCAGATAAATTAGAACCCAAAATTAAATATTTTAAAACCCAATTTTATTTGAATATGAAAATAGAGGCATTTCATTCTTTATATCAGATGTTAAAAATATTAAAATTCCAGGATTTAAATTATAAATTAATAACGGAAAAAAAGGAGGAAAATATTCAAATATGTAATCATCTTTATGGTGAAAAATCTTCGGTGTTTAGTTATTATATTATAACGGGAATATTATTAAATAATTTTGGAAATTTTTTATTATGGTGTAAAAAAAATAATAATATTATTTTAATGTTTAAAAAGACGCCTGGAAACTTGGATAAGTATATTGAATTAGTAGGTAGTTGTAAAAAAAATGTTTTTATAAAGAAGAATATAAAGCAAATGGAAAAAGCAATGAAAGATAAGCATGCAAAACTAGATGATTCATTAAGAATGTCTTATTTAGATATGAATATAATATTTATGAATTAATAATGTTTTTCACAAAAATCGGAATCTATTTTTCTTTTTTTTTTACATTTTTGTCCATCACAATTAATATGGCAGCAGTTTCTTTTTTCTTTTTTGTAAGAAAACATACCATTTTTTAATATATTTTTATTTTCTCTCCAAGCTTTTGAACATTCATCAAAATCTATTGTAACAGGACATCCTTCCCTTTCGTTAATTAACAATTGTCGTTGCGAATAGCTCATTTTTTTTGACTTAAAAAATAAGTAATTAATTAGTTCAATTTTAAATTAAATAAAATTAAAATTGAAAGATAAAATAGAGATGTAAAAGAGGTAATATGGGAATCAAATATTTAAATAGATTTTTACAAGATAATTGTAAAGACTCAATAAAAAAAATTAGTTTATATGAATTGTCAGGGAAAAAGGTGGTAATTGATACAAGTATTTATATGTATAGATACTTAGGTGAGGATGCTTTGTTAGAAAATATGTATTTAATGATAAGTATATTGAGATTATATAATATCATTCCTTTATTTGTATTTGATGGAAAGCCTCCAAAAGAAAAGGAACATTTATTAAAAGAGAGAAAAGATAATAAGAAAAAAGCAGAGAAAAAATATAATGAATTACAAAATCAATTAATAAATGAAGAGGGAGACCAAAAGGAAAAAATAGAAGAAGAATTGGTACAATTAAAAAAAGAATTCATAAGATTACATCATACGGATATAATAAATGTTAAAATGTTAATACAATCTTTAGGTGTTTCTTACATTGAGGCGCCTGGGGAAGCAGATAAATTATGTGCAAAGTTAGTAAATAAAAATATAGCCTATGCTTGTTTAAGTGAAGATATGGATATGTTTGTATATGGATGTAAGAGAGTATTAAGATATTTAAGTTTATTAAATAAGACGGTAGTATTATATGAAATGAAAGATATATTAATTGAATTAGATATGAGTTTTATAGATTTTAAAAACATATGTGTAATATCAGGAACAGACTATAATATTAATAATAATAATAATTTACATAAAACATTAAAATACTTTAAAAAATTCAGAAAATCCAAAGAAAATAAGAATAACTTTATTAATTGGTTAGAAGAAAACACTGATTATATAAATGCATTGGAAGTAAAAGAAGTATCTAAATTATTTAGTTTAGATAATGTTCCTGAGTTGAATAATTGTTTAAAAACAAAAATAATTAATACTCCAATTAACATAAGTAATTTAAAAACTATATTGGAAAAGGAAGATTTTATATTTGTTAATTAAAATTATATTAAATTAATTAACAATTAATTTTTTTATTTATGCGGCTTGTGCCTTGTCAGCAGCCTTGGCAAAGTGAGGAGACATATACTTTTGAAGGTTGAAGTAAGTAAGCTCATCACCCTTCTTTAGCTTAAGAAGACCCTTAAGCTTGGCATCAGGAATGATCTTGCGACCATTCTCCTTATCTTGAAGACTGTGTTGACGGATGTAAGCATTAATCTCACGAGTGACCTCAGTGCGGGCCATCTCAGTTCCCTCAGGCTTTCCTAGGAAGGCAGCAAGCTCGTTGGAAATAAGAGTAGGCTTAACAAAACCGGAAGGTGCACGGTTTCCGGACTTTCTCTTGCGCTTTTGGTTAACCTTAGCAGCAGCCTTAAGGTCCTTGCTGACTTGACGCTCAAGAGAACGGAACTCAGTGCGAAGGGAGGACATTTGAGCACTAACGGCTTGAAGCTTAGCCATAAACTCAGAGAATTGATCAAATACAGAAACAGTAGGCTCAGAAGGAGCAGCTGTCTCCTCAGCTACAGGAGCAGGAGCAGCCTCAACAGTCTCAGTCTTCTTGGTAGCCTTAGCGGCCTTTGCAGGAGTAGCAGTGGTGGAATTCTTGGTTCTTGCCATTATACACTACTTAGACATATCTTTTTAAGTGTTTTTACGCAATATATATATTATTTATGATTGGATACAGTCATAAATAATTCCTAAATATATTTGTTTTATACGAACCTATTTTTTATGAATTATTATAAGCAACGGATTGATATAACCAAGGAAGGGCATTTCTGGCTTCATCGCTTACTAAAGTTAAGGCGGCTAAAACATAATAAGCTCCTAAAGAACGATTATCGTTAGTATGTCCCGATTTAACCATATAATCCATTATTCTGACAGCACTTTTCCTTAAATATTCTTCATTTTGGTGTTGGGCTAAATGCATTTGAAGACCTAAAAAAGGATTTCCATGTGGAGGGACGATTACTCATCATAGAGGGTGATAATTGTGCTCGATAATGCCATATATCGTATAGTTCTCTGATAAAAATGACTAGTCTATGAAGATTTAAATTAGTGAACCAAGAAGAATCAGAATAATTACCTAATTCATTAATAAATTGGAATAATTCTACAATTTTCATTTCTAATTTTTTTTGTGGATCGATTGGTTCTTCGATGATTTCTTTTATTTGGTCTATTTTATTAATCTTTCCTAATTTTAAAAATTGTTTAAATTGATTCATTGTATTTGTGTCTATTTTCTCTCTATTGTAAGGATTCATTACTTCTTTTGATTGTTGGCCAATATAATTCTTTTTATTAATTAAACCGTAAAAAGAAATAATATCACAGCCATAAACACAATCGCTTTGTTCCCAACTAAAAAATTGATTAAATGGAATTTCCTTTATATTTTCTAGTGTGGCAAAATCAGTGTCATTTACACATAAATCTCTCTTTTTATAAGCTTTACCACCAAATTTCATAAATCGTTTAATAAAAACGCCTCTAATAACTTTCTGAATTTTTATAGCAAAGAGAGAAAACTTTAAAAAATTATATAATTTATTGAGTAGTTCATCTTTATTTCCTGTTTTTTTTAATTGGTAATGATTACATAATTCTTTTAATTGGCTTACTTTAAACTGGTGTGTTTTTAATAGTTCATAATCTTCCATTTTAAGAATTTTAAACTCATCATCTTTTATTTTGAATTTTTTTTGCGTATTCGATATATTTTCAAATACTATTTCCTTCAAAATATCGGTATTTGCATGGTTTTTCTTTGTCATTAATATATATTAATAATTTTTATTTATATCATATTTATTCATTATTTTCTCTCTTCCTCCTTATCATATATCACCTCTTATGATTTAATATTATTTATGTCTTTCCATTTTTCTATAATTATTTTTCCTAAATTTTTATTTTTTCAAAAAAAATAAATCGAAAAATAAAAGCCGTTACATCCATGTAGGTAGAACTGAATTTAATTTAATTTCTTATTTATTAAAAAAAAAATTGATTTAAAGAATGGCTTCTATATTAAACTATATATACAATGGCAATGAGTTCTAAGACTATTCTTTCCGGTGTTGATTTTACCCCTTCTTCTGATATTAAATACTCCAAGCCCAAGGTGGATGCCAGGGGTGGTAAGAGTGTTGGTATTTTAAATGCTGCTAGTAATACAGCAACTTATATTTCTACTCCACTTATGTTGACTTGGGGAATCAACGAGTTTGTGGATGATAAGACTGGTCGTGTTTCATATGATATGGCACTACAGTTTCCTAGTGAAGAATATGCTAAGGAAGATACTACAAATTTCTTGAATAATATGATTGAGCTTGAAAAGAAGCTAAAGACAGATGCAATTACAAATGCAAAGGAGTGGTTTGGTAAGGCAAAGATGAGCGAGGATGCGATTGATGCTCTATGGACTCCAATGTTGAAGTATCCTAAGGACAAGAACACACTTGAGCCTGATACTACACGATCACCTACACTTAAGGTAAAGATTCCTTATTGGGAGGGTGAGTGGAAGACTGAGCTATATAATCTAGATCAGCAAGCAATTTTCCCAGATCCAGATGGAAGTTCAGTTACTCCTAAGGACTTGATTGCAAAGGGATCGCATGTAGCAGTTGTTCTACAGTGTGGTGGTCTTTGGTTTGCAAATGGTAAGTTCGGTGTTACATGGAAGCTACTACAGGGTGTAGTAAAGCCTAGAGAGACTATGAAGGGTAAGTGTCATATCTTCTTGAGTAGTGAAGATAAGGCAAGAATGGAAGCTCAAAAGGTAAGTGAGGATGATGAGGAGGAGGCTGAAGATGAGCCTGTAAATACAACGGAAGTTGCTGACTCGGATGGTGAAGAGGATGTTAAGCAAGAGGTAGCTGCAGTTGTAGAGGAAGCTCCAAAGAAGAAGATTATTAAGAAGAAGGTTGTCAAGAAGGCAGCATAAATAGCTAGATTAGATAATTGTAAGTTAATTAATTAAATAAAATAATTTATTTTTTTATTGTATTTAATTGTAATACTTAAATAAAATGTATAAAATAAATGTAAAATTATAGCTAGATGAATGATATGGAAGAACTTAAACAATTAAAAGATAAATTAAAGTATTTGATTATTGAAGTAGAAAAAAGAACACAATATCAGAAAAGATTACTAGATAATATTAAAAAAAATAGAAAATAATTATGTATATTCTTGCTTAATTTCTTGTGTAATATATGTATTTTTACTAATTGCGCGAACAATTTTGTTCATTTCTTTTTCATCTTGTTCTATTAGAGTCATGGAGTTAAAAACTAG